AGGTGTCGAGATCAACGTTCCGGCTGGAACGCTGAAAATAGATAATTACGGGGTTAAATTTGGTACAAACGTTACCAGCGCCTATTTTGGTTTCGGTGACCCAAATCAAGCTGGTTTCACTGGGGGAACGGCGGCCCCGACCCAGATTACATATATGGCGCCAACTTGGATTAATTCAGCTGGGTATATGAGTGCGCAGGGAGATATAATATCAGGTAACAACGTTCGGTGCCAGAGGATCCAGTGCTTCATCCAGGGCTCCAGCATTCCCGGGTTTGCACCGGTACATGCTCACTACTACGCGTCGTCGAATCACGGTCACAGTCAACTGCACACTCACTACTACTCAGATGATCGTATAAAGTATAACGAAACCCCGATAACAGATAATCTTACTCTTATTAATAAACTTATACCAAAAAGGTACGAAAAGATATCACGGGTTCCGGATGGCGCCGCGGGAATATGGATACCTACGGATGAAGAATGGGAAAATATTAAGGCACCAGAACCCGACGGTGGTCCTATAAACATAGATCCCGAATTTGAAGTTCAACCCATCAAGGATTGGCATTACGAAGATGGGTTCATCGCCCAAGAACTCCTCGCAGATCCCGTGACGAGCTATTTAGTAAAGGGGGTAGAAGAACAGGTACTCACGGAGTATCTTTTCGAGGAATCGTATGACAGACTTTCAGACGAAGAAAAGAGTGAATGGACGATCGTACCAGATGATGAACGAAAGGATTATTGGCGAGAGGGTGAAGTACATTATCAAAAAGCGAAATTAACTCAAACACCCCTGATGGTGAATATGAATGCTATATCAGTCGCATCCGTGGGAGCGATACAGGAATTATCGGGTATAATCGACACGGAGAAGGATAGGATCGCTGTACTAGAAACCGATCTCGATCGCGAAAAATTAAAAACAACAAATTTACAAGAACGAATATTAGTCATGGAACAAGCGTACTACGCCTTATTGGAACGCGTTTCGAATTTGGAAAATAATTAAAGGAAATACGTTGTTATAAATCTAACACACAAGATGACTCGTGTGGTACATTTATGATACTTACCTTTTCGTAGAATCCATTGCGGCTAGCGCAATGACACCCACGATAAAGAAGAACACGAGGAAATTACACTCGGTATCTTCATCAACGATCGGCTCTTCGGGCTCCGGTTTTATTGGAACTCTTTCTATGATGCGAGGTTCATCGGCCACGATTTCCCTCTTTCTGGGAATCGGTGCCTCGATAGGGTCATCGAAATCAATCGGGCTGTAGCCTATCATTTATATAGGTTTACAAATTAATTTCAACCTTCTTCTTTCGCCCTCCTTTCCTGGCCTTTGCTGCGGGTAATTTAACTTCCTTAACATCATCGTCCATATCATCTGCAGCTTTTTCGGAAACAATATCCGAAATGTCGTCATCGTCTTCCTCCACCTCGGGTACATATTCCCGTTGGGCGGAAACCATGGGCGTCGTGTTCATAGGGGGTCCGGGTGGCATCATGATATTACCCATCAAGCTCGAAATGTCGAGTCCCGGACCGCGCATCTCGTGGCGCTCACCCGGGGGAGTGGCGGATGTTTGACCAGGGTTAACCATCGTATTCTGAACCGCGCTCATCATATTCTGCATGAGATCGGGGTTCTGCTTCATCACATCGTTCACATTGGGCATGACCTGTTTGAACATACTATTGGTAAGATGGAACATCATGGCAGATCCACCGAGCATCATGATTAACTTAATCTCTGGTGCAACGTTCATCTTCGTTCGATATTTGACGTACAATTCTTCGAACACTTCATCGTAATCATCCTGGTTCTCCATGATATTCTCCGACCAACCCTCTAACTGAATTTCGAATGGATTATACTTTTTATTCAAGAACTCGATACCAGTCACACACGCTATGAGCATACGTCTCGAAAACTTAATAGACTTGTCTACATCTATACTATACGTGATACGCTTAACCTCCGTGCGTAAATCATCCACAGCCGAGTACGCGTTGAGTGATTTATTGATATTAAATCCACGCTTCTCAAGTCGCCCGAGTTTATTCAAAAGATCAGACTTTTCTTCATCAATCGTCTTGTATCCAGGTGACGGTTGCTCTTCGTGCTGTTCAGGGCCATAATCGAACGCCGCGGGAGCAGCGTTATATGCGTTACCGTTATCATATTCACCGTGATCAATAGGCTCATCCATTTGCGGAGGTGGGGGAGCCGCCTGTTTAGAAGGGTTCGCAAAAGCGTCTACGTCGTCTTGAAACATTTCGGCAGGCGGGGCATCCGAACGATGCATTCGCTGAATAGTGGGGGCACCGCCCGTGTGAGCATGGGGTCTACCAAAATCGAGTTGAATTTCATCCATCATGGCTTGTTCCCTCTCATCGAGTTTCATGACCGAATCATTTCCCCTGTCGAGGACAATTTCACCGTCCATTACTCTCTATAATGAAACTAATCTATTCTCTTTAACGCACTTTATAAAAAAATATCAGCACATAGTAAAATGAAGCTCGACTCTACCAATCGCGCGACACTCAAGGCCATCGCTATCACCATCGGATTACTTTTCGTAATTGCGCTTCTTTTCAGTGATCGTAAGTCTAGGTACCAGCCTAAGAATATTGATATCGAGGCCGTCTCCCAGGCGTCCCTGATGTCTCTCAAGAGCAGTGTCGACTGCCTCTCCGACAGTGTGTACTCCACGAGTACCGGTGGAGTCTGTGGTGACCAGCAGCTCGTTCGCGATCACGCCAATTACAAGATCGTTGGATAAATATTTTTTTAAATCATCATCGTTTTCTAGTTAAATCGTTACAACGTATTTAAGTAGAAAAATTCTAAGTGTATTATAAATGGCGCTCCTCATAGCCCAATCTCAGCCCGATATTCCCGATTATAATCACGAGATTCACACGGTGATCATCGATAATATTTTCACTGAACCGAATCATACGAATAACACTGATACCGATTTTGTCATGCATTTACCCACCCCGTTAGAAAATGTCGTTCAGGCTCGATTGGTAGCTGCCACTTTTCGAACATCAAGCAGTGGGAGTGCCAGGGCTCAACGAGCTTTACACATAGGTATAGAAGAGCTTCGTACACACTTTTCACAAAGGGGGCAGGCGGAAATAAACTATCCGGGTGATTCCGCTACGGATCTCATCGTAGACTCCGCCAATCATTTGAATGGTATTTTCGGAACAGTCATCGGTCCATGTGTTGCTCAGGAACCAGTTGGAGATGCGACCCCAGTTAACACGGTCATAACGTTCAAAGACGAGTATCCGATCGTACAGTGTTTTCATAACCCTATTCGCAGGCTTGACCGTTTAACATTTAACATCGATAAAGAAACCGGTGCTACGGCGGAGATAAGTAACTCTGTAATGATTTTCCGGTTCACGTGTCGCAAAAAGAACCTCGCATAGATTTCAGGACGTTATATACTCGTAATTTAAAAATACTTTTACTATAGTAAGTATGTCTTCTGGAATCGTACAGTTAGTCGCAATTGGTGCACAAGACGAGCATATAATTGGGGAGCCCGAAATATCATTTTTCACTTCCACATTCAAAAGGCATTCTAACTTTTCACAGTCCGTCGAAAAGCAGACGATACAAGGAGCTGTGAAAGGTAATTCCATGTCATCTATCAAATTCGAAAGAAACGGTGATCTCCTAGGATATACCTATTTCGCGATAGATAATAACACACAGGCGGTAGATCTCCAGGATTGGGGAGATGTGATAAATAAGGTGGAACTTTTAGTGGCCGGACAGGTTATTGACGTTCAAGATTACGATTTTAGTGAGAATATAGCTGTAGATATGTTCGCACAAAATGTGAGTAAAAGTTCTAACGGTGTGCACCCCGGTGCATCTGCTCGCTCATATTTTTACCCTTTGCGTTTCTTTTATTGTGAAGGACCTCAATCCGCCATTCCTCTCGTGGCGTTGCAGTACAGTACCGTGGAATTACGCATTTATTGGGGTCCCGAAGCTGGTAATTATAATGTGGATGCTTACGCTAATTATTACTACTTAGATAACGAAGAACGTGGAATAATGGCTTCCCGTGAACATAACATTCTCATAACACAAGTACAAAAAAGTATCCCATCCGGTGAACTTGTTCAAGAGTTGACGTTTAATCACCCGGTTAAATATTTTGCTTGCGCTAATACTAACATGGAAAGTACACTGACTTCCATAGATAATAAATTAAAAATTAGCATCAACGGTACCGATATAAGCTCGTGGAAGTGGGCGAAGCCGCATTTCGTGGATGTTCAGCATTATTACCACACAAACTTCGTCACATCTCCGGATTGTTTCTTACATTCGTTTTGTTTAAACACAAGTTCCTTACAGCCTTCCGGTTCACTTAATTTTTCACGTGTCGAGTCGGTAAAGATTCATAGCGAGTCTAGGGAAATCATAGACCCTATTTATGCAGTAAATTATAATATTCTCAGAGTGAATAATGGCTGCGCGGGTCTCATGTATGCAAATTAAAATCAGTAGTAATATTAAATGCCGAAGAACTTGAGTACCGTCGGTGCTGCCACAGAGCTTCGCTTCGGTAAGAATTGTAGAGAAGATCAGCACGATAACTCCGTCGTCATCAACGCGAGTAATGATAAAATTGATGCAACGAAGGCCGGTGGGTTTTACCTCACACCTTTAGAATTATCGACCAATTTCGCGGAGGATGGTACGGATGCGACTACTAATACGTTCGTAGCGTATAATCAAAGTACGAAACAATTATTCAGAACACAAGTTCCCATGACTATCACGGGTATTTCAAATGCGGGTAGTGGTGCACAAGGTGATTTAAACGTAAACGGTAATCTATACGTGACAGGTAATGTTACATCCATAGGAACTGTCGCTAATATTCATGTTACTAACTCTCAATTTAAGGATGGTCTCATTGAGATTGGTACGAATAACACGGATCTCACAACATTCGATTTAGGACATATATACAATAGACCCGTGGGAAGCTCAAACGTCGCCGTGTGCTATGATGCTTCCGCTGCGGAACTCATCATCGCGTACACGGATAGTAGTCCTATGGATAATACAAACCAAGTGGGTGTCCCGCTTTCTGAGAAGGAGACGATGAACGTCCACGTATACGGTAAACTTTTCACAAATTCTAACGTAGGAGTGGCCAACACTGCCCCGATACACACTCTTTCCGTGAAGGATAAGTGTTTCATCGAGGCGGGTGGAAATCATCCCAATGTTTTAGATGTTCGTGGTAATACGACGATTGAAGGTGCCATCATCACGAACACGGGTGGTGTCACTAAAAAGACATACAGTGATAAAAATACGATCGCGAGTGGTACGACTGCTTCGGGTGCAGCACTCACACTTACATTTACGAACCACCCGTTCTATGCAAAAATTGTAGCACAACTTATAGATAATGCCGATAACGAAGTGAGTACCATGCTCATAGATTTAGCGGGTGGTGAACGTGGTGGAGACGGCACTCCCCATGATATAGCGCTCGGACCTATTTCCATCTTTGGTAACGCCAGTACGAATCCGTGGAGTTCTACAGTCGCAGTGACACAGACTACTGTGGTACTTACTCCGAGTACCGATTTTACTGTTGCCGCAAATTCTGGTGAAGGAAGTTATTCCATATTCATCGAATACATTTCACCCGATACCGCAGGCGCGATCACGAGTATTAATAGCACCAACTTTGGATATTAAATATATTCGTAAATTATAGATGTCGGAGACAAACCTTCAGTTATTTCCAGGTGTTTTCAGAAGTACCGTAGGGGGTGAAAACCCCGGCTTCTTCTTACATTCAGACGGACGTGTAGGTATAGGTAATAAAGCACCGACCACTAGACCTTTATGGTCGTCGGATGATGCTGATAGGAATAAGTTAAATGTTACGGGACATACTCATATAGATGGAAATCTTAACGTCACCGGACATTTGTACGGAGACGGATCAACTCTAAGTGGAGTCGCAGCTGTTATAGGTGGTTATTGGGATCTTGATCAATCGAATAATAATACTAGTTATTCGGCCGGTAATGTCGGAATAGGTGGAGCTGCGAGCACGAATAAACTTAAGGTTCATGGAACCGTTGAAGCGTCGTCGTTCAGTGGTATCCTAGCGACGGACGTCCCAACTCTCGACACTTCCAAGATCAGTGGTCTAGGATCCTTTGCGACGTTGAGTAGTTATCCGACAGTAACCCAAACTGATTTTAGGTGGACGATGGGTGGTACAGGAATTACATCTCACGCAAATTACGGTGGCCATGGCGATTGGTATATTCGATCAAATCATGGCTCTGGTAAAGTTATCTTACAAGATACCGGGGGGAAGGTGGGAGTTGGTACATCAAATCCCATCGCGAAACTCCATGTTAACGGGTCGGCGGGTTTCACGATAAATACCGGATGGTTGACGTATTTTGGCCCATACGGAGGCAATTTGTCTCATAATTCAAATAGCTCCTGGGGGGGCGGTGGAAGTATATACGCAACTTCGCATATCTGCACGCAAGGTTACCATGTCAGCGGTTCAGGAAGTATAACCGCATCGGACTCGCGAATCAAGAAAGAGATAGTAGATGTTGAAGATGTGGCAGCTTTAGAGACATTGCGACTCCTCAAACCCAAACAATATAAATATGTAGACGAGATTAACCGTGGATCCGAACCCGTGTGGGGTTTCATTGCCCAA